ACTACTTCGTTAAGCAGAGCATTGACTTCATCTTCACTCATTCCCTCAATCTCCCCGGCACCGTCCATCACTTCACCGGATAGGTAGGCGTTGGGGTCGAAGGCGGTTTTGAGGTCCTGGTCGGGACCTTTGCCGGAGGGATATTTCCAGAGGCCCGTATGCTCAATCCAGGGCGACGTGTTGGTTACGACGTTGGTAGGCAAGCCAGAATTGTTTGCAACATTTTCTTGATCAGGAGAAGCAAGCTGTTGAGCGTAAGCAGCCCGGAATGCTTCAATAGCGTCCTGATCAAAGTCGCCGCCGATGCGATTGGTCATGATAGTTGATTATCTTTTGCTGATTTTACCCGTCCGGTCTTGGAGCATTTTGCTATTTCCCATTAGCTTATTCTTGTACTTCTCAACCTCGTGCTTCACCTCAGCTTTGAGTTTTCCTTCTGAGATCAGACGCTTCTTCTTTTCTTTATCGGTTTCCTCAGGTTCGTTTTCCTCAGGGATCTCCACCTTTTCTTCCAGGCCCAGAATCTCATCATCGATACCACCAGGGTGAACATCCTTGGTAAGTTGATCTAGGAGGGAGTCCAGGTGATCGTGCAAGCGCCTACGGCACATTCCATCTACCCCTACGGATAGGGGGCCACAAGGGATCTTATGGTTCTTTATAAGTTCTTTGGCTTTCATAGTCAGGCTCCTTTACGGCGAGGCATCCAGCCATCTGGCATGGTGCTGTAATGAACTCCTTTCTTACGCTCTTTGCGTGGTTTCGGATCTTGACTGTTGGCTTCCCGCATGGCCATGATCATTGTGTCTCTCATGGTGCGGAGATCCCCCCGAGGAACACTACAATACTTGCTGTCCCGGAAAGAGCGATAAGTGTGAGAAACGTCCGAAGGGTCATCGTTTTGAAGCATCATGTTCCAGACGCCGAGTGCTTGTGGGTCTTTGAGAATGCCCTGGGGGAGCCTGCTCTCGATTTCGGAGCGGTCAGGGCGATTGAAGCGGGTGTCTTTTCTCATTATCGGAACTTGGCAAGGTGTGCTTCCAAGGCATTCATTTTCTTGGGTGCTTCGCCAGATCCCACATCGGCTGAGAATCCATACTTGCCATTTGTTTTGACCCATTTCTCCAGTTCTCCCTGAACCGCTTGGTTTTGGGAGGCCGTCAGGTGGGGGGTTAGAGCAGCCATCATCTTGTTGAGGGCCTGTTGAGGGGTAACGGTTCCGCCCTGCATTAGCTCTTTATTCCAGGTGTCCTTTATGCTCTGCGCAATTCTATCCGCCCCCGGCACATCATTTTTGAATAGGAAGTTAATCCCCGCCCGGAACATTGGGGGAGCACCTGACTGAAGGCGAATGCCGGGGTCTCCTCCCCTAGCTGCGTCAGCAACTTTACCCCAGTCACGAAGTTTGCCGTATGAACCAAGCACCTTAGATAGTGTCTTATCGTTTAGGCCCAGATTTTTTGGATTGAGGATGTCGTTGTCGTTGAAATTCTTTGGATTAACATTCTCCATCGCTTTATCTTTAATCTTCTTCAGGGTGTCCTTTTTACGAACGTCCCTTAGGTAGGCTATTTGCTCTTCCCTTGTCTTTGGAAGACGGTTGATAAAGGACTCCAACTCCTGGTCTACCCGTTTACGGTTAAGGCCAGCCCGAATCAAAACCCAGTTAGAGGGGGCGTCTTTACCCCCTTGCCCAAAGGGTTTAATATGCTCCACGTCCATGTCTTGCGGAGCAAATCGCTTACCGCCTCTGCCCATGTAGGCGTCGGTTCCCCCCTGCCTCATCCACATATCAAAAACAGCCAATCCCCTCTCTCGGGACCCGCTGTCGCCGGTCTTAAATTTGTCATTCCCGTTTTCATCTTTACCGTCATACCACCGTCCCGTAGCTTTGCCTGAGTTCTGAAGAGATGTCCTTGTACTTGCAGGCAACAGATCGTACATTGCCTCAAGCTCATTTCGAGGGAGCTTGATGCCCCTACTCATTGCGTCCAACTGCACGATGCGTTTAGCCATCTCGTCCCTGTCTGCACCTCTCAGGGTAGGTAGCCTCCTAATGAGTTCCAGGTTTTCCTCAAGCGTGGTCCTAGGTCTCTCTGCCCGCTTTTGATCTCGGTCGAACTCCAGCCGTGGTTTGGTAACTTTCTTTCCTGCCACTGTCTCTTGTCTCTTCTCTCCTTCCGAAACCTTCATACCAGGAGCCATGCTTTGGAGGGCTGCGCCTTGACGAATGTCCGAAGCCGAGCCGGCGGTTAGTCCTTGCTTTCTTGCGATGTAGATCGCAGCACGTCTGACCTCTCGTTGCATAGGGATGGGCAAATGTACTAAGCAGTCCTTATTAAAGGCAATGCAAGTAGCACTACAAATTTTGCCTTGGCGACATCTCTTTCGGTAGCCACCAACAGCTTCATCTTTTGCCCTTATTATTTCCCTGCGGGTTGGGCCCTGACCCGTTTTCGCAGCCGCCACCCCCGTGTAGCCGGTAGGTGCTTTTGCAGCGAAATCAAAATTCAGGGCCCTGTTATCCATGTGGGTCAGTCGTCGTAGCGGTCTAGGATGTGTGCGATAACGGAGTTACGGACAATGTCTTCTTTTTGGAATTCCACAACACCAACCTCCATCAGATTACGAAGGCGATGAATAGCATCGACAAGTCCATTCTCACGGCGGAAGACCTCAAGGTCTGTCTGCTTAGTGTCCCCGATGAGGCAGATTTTTGAATCTTTGCCGACACGGGAGAGGCAAGTTTTGATGTGCGAAGGCAGGAAGTTCTGCGATTCGTCCACGATAATGAAAGCTTCATTGAGGGAGCGTCCACGGATGTCTTCCAGCAGGACTGGCTCAATGATTTTCTTGTTGAGCAGATACTCTGCGGCGCCTTGTGAGCGCATAATGCAAGGCAGGTTATCTAGCACCGGGGCAATCAGCGGAGCAATCTTCTCCGAAAGGTCCCCAGGCAAAGCGCCCCGTCCCCGTTGAAACTCTACGCCTACGTCGCTACGGACATAGAAGACTTTATCAAACTGCCCTTGGGCAATTCCAAACAGTCCGTAATGGAGTGCGATGAGAGTTTTTCCGGTCCCCGCACAACCGTGTGCGAGAGTTACAGTGTTTTTATTGAAGCAATTCCAGAGTTCCTCCTGTCGCCAGGTCAGGAACTTGGGTGGTTGAACATCCATCCCCTTGGAATAGGAGTTCTCTAGCATCTGGGCAGCTTCAGCGCGACGGTTCTTGCGCTTTTCCTTACTTGTGAGCATAATTGAAAGGTGGTGAGCAACGGTGGGTATCTGAAAAACATACGCTTTGTGCCTAAAAGGACTTACACTTTCACCACCCCCTTGGAAAGTAAGATCGGGCATTGGAGGTCTGCATCCGACCCCTGGTTTTACCCCTTTACCACTTTTTCTTTTCTCTGGCCTTCCTCATGCCCTCGGCTATCTTTTGCCTGACCTCCGGTGGGCACGGCCTTGTTTTCTTGCCTCTCTTGGAGGCAGCTATCTTTTGCCTAGTTTCTTCCGAAACCGGTTTACCGAACCGAGGATTACCTGGACCTTTCCGAGTTTCAGACATTTTAGCTTTGGTTTCTTCAGAGAGTTTCTTCCCCCTATTTGCTTCGGACAGCCTTTTCCGGAAAGCGTCTGTGCGAACGACACCCGAGGGTCCATCTCCACCTTCGGTGAAGTTTACCAAAATACCGGTGTTTATGTCTTTGCGTCCAAATATGAAGATCATGTAGACCTCATGCTTGAACGCTTCTTCTTCGGTGAGACCTTTCTTCAGGAATAGGATGCGCTCCCGGGGGGGACTTTGACCTTGGCGTGTTTATTGAACGCCCTGTTGCCTTTTCCTTTTCCAATGTAGTAAGGGGTACCGTCTTCCCTGAGGTAGGCATAGGTGTAGAACATCAAAGCATCCACCATTCGTCTTTCTCTAGCAGCCACTCAATGTAGCCGCTCTGCGTAGTCATCCCATCCGTCTTTTCCGCCGCACCATTTACGGTAGCGCTCAGTGCCATGCTTGGACGCTTTTTCCAGCAGCTTGTCTGCGGCCAGATCTGTGATAAGGACTCTTGCGCCCGTGGTTTCGTGCATCAAGGATTCGTTACGGTCGGGGTTAGGGTGAGTAGCCATTTGCTGTCTATGCGAGAATACATAGAACTTTTTACGGGGTTCTATCCCGTCAAATGTCGAGGTCCCAGCCAATGTTTCTTCGGCCACTGCGAACACCGCGAGCAAAGGAAGACCGAGGATCGGCTTCGCCACTTACGGCGTCGTAGTCAGGGTCGTTGATGGCGTTGTCAGCGGGAAACATTCGTAGACGACCGCTAGTTAGGTTCGGGAATACATTTTGATTTCCGAAGCCGGGTCGAGTAAGCTCCCCAAAGAACCTCTTATTCTGTATGATAGAATCCTGAAGTCCCTTGTCCACCGTGTCCAACTTCATCGAGAAGTAAGTCAGAGCCCACGTGAAAGCATCCGTCCGGTCATCGTGCTTCACGAAAGGGAAAGCCGTAAGTTCCTTCAAGAATGGGTCAATCCACTCGCCCTCGATAAACTGAACTCGGTTGAATTCGAGTAGGGGCGCAACAGCCTGGAGTCTCACGGTTTTAGACTTCAGGGGCTTCATCTCCTCGATGGGGATTTTAGCCTCTCTCCGCAGCATCTGAATCAACGACTGACCTGAGGCTGCCTTTTCAATACACAGCACCCGAGCATCGAAGAAAGAGTATAAATGTTTTACCTTAGCGATGAGGTCAGGAAAGTTTAGACGCCCTGTGATGATGTCCCTGATAAACACTTTGCCGGGGTATCTGTGAGAGATGGAGGCCACACAAATAGCCGTTTCGTCAGCCATCTCCTTCTCAGAGAAAGCACAGTCAACGGAAAGCCAGGTGAAATCAAACTCAGGACAGTTATCTGAGTCCATCCGGCAGATCCAGCTGTCTTTGATAATCTGACCTTCGGCGGCAACTGGATTCCCCTGGTAAAGCGCAGAGAAAGCCAGAGAGCCCATGGTCTTCTTCTGGGCCATCAACATGTCGACGCTGAACGCAGTGTTGCTGGGCCAGTGGCTCTCGCCGATGTCCCTTTCCAAGGGGTCCTGCTCTTTCTGCTCTGCAGTTTCAATCAAGCCAGCAATGTTCACCCATCGCCAGCCACCAGGATTCTCCTCCTCGTCATAAACCCCGTCGGCCTCCATCAGCACACCGTGAAGGTCGTGGGAGTGGAAACGAGTAGCAATAACCATCTGACACCAGTTGTTGGTGCGTCGGGTAGATGCCTGCTCACCCCACCATGACTCAAGAGCCTCAAGCGCAGCGGTTGATGTAGAATCCTTCAACGGATCGTCCACAATCATGGCGCCAACGCCAGGACTGGTAATGTTTGTTGTGCCTGCCGTGAAGCCCGTCAGCACACCGCCGACAGAAGTAGGAAGAATGTATCCACCACCGAGCATATCGTATTTGGAATCCCGAGAGAAACCTTTCCATTCGGGAAAGATCTTGGTGAACTCGGGGTGTTTCAAATAGCCGATAGCATCTTTGTGGAATTTACCAGAGAGCTGCTGACCGTAAGACGCAATAATGTGCTGAGTTTGCTGGTCCCTACCAAGCAACCACGCCACAAACATGGACGCCATCATAGACTTGCCCGAGCGAGGTGGGCACGACACAATAAGACGTTTATAACGCTTTGTAGCAAGGTCTTCAAAAGCCGAGGCGATGACCTCGTGAAACGCCACGACTTTCAGGTCTCCTTGCTTCATCACGTCGCAGAAGGCCAGGAAGCAATCTCTTGCCGCACGGTATTTGTATTCCTGAATAACGGAGGCAGGGGCCTCCATTACCACGAGCTCCTGAATTCCTCGAATGTATTTTCGCCAGCTGCTATGCTCATCTAGCAAGCTGGCTTTGGTGATTACTGGTCTCATGTCAGAAGTTTGAGATTCGCTTCAGAAGCTCTTCGACCTTTCCGTCATACTCCTTAGCCAGTTCCTGTTCGGAAGGTGCTTCCTTGGCTGTAAGGAGAACAATGTCTTCCGTGATTTCTCTGTGAGCCTTCACGGAGGCGGTGAAGATTTGCACGAGGTCCCGAGTGGAACATTCAGACATTTGGTCTTGAAGCAGTCCGATGGCCTCATTGGCCACTTTCAGGGCTTCCTCAGCGAGGAATTCTTTCTGCTTGACGACCTCGTCTTTACGGTCTTCCATTAGAGTCTCCTTTTACATTTGGCGCATCCCCCAGGGGAGGGAGCGGGATTTGATTTGTAGGAATGTAACCTACGTAAGATACTTTGAGCGGCTTGTTTATCCCCTGAACTTACCGCTTTATGGTAGAGAGTCCAAAGCTGTTGAGCGGTCATTAGCAAACTGGCGACGGTCCTGAGTTGCCTGTACAAGGCAGACAACCCAGTTTCCACAAGGAGTTTATGACCGCCAACTCAAAGGTATCCTCTAACATCCAACCCTTACCCACGGGCGACTGGCCGACGAAGTAGAACCGGCCTTTGGGCGTCTGGATAAAGGTTTCCATATTTACGCCAACGAGTGCCCCACCGTCTACCGATATTTGCTTGCCGTCCGGGTTTGTCGGGTCAGTATACACGTAGCTGTATCCACCTTTAACCACAGCGAATTCCCCAGTGTTAATTCCCGACATCCATGAGCTATCTTTTGAAGCGTTGAACGCAATACCGCCATTAGCGGAACCAGCTATAGTGTTTCTCCACAGCTCAATGGCATAACGTGCGAGCTTTCTACCTGTGTCACAATAGAAAACTTCCTTGATGGGTTCACGAGTTATGGCGTCAAAGACGGTAACAACCAATTTACCGTCGCTCGTGTAACTGTTATTACTAAGGAGGTAGATGGGTTGACTCAGAGGGTCTTCCATGAATACACAGTCAGGGTCACAGATGAATACCCAGTCTCCGCTCTGTGTAACCTCATTACTCCAGCGAACTCCCGAGCAAAGGTCATAGTCCTCTGCCGGCTCACCCTCACAGGAATACGCCGGTACGTAGATACTTCCAGTAGCGTCATCTAGCACACCCCCCAGGGGCAATTTTGTATCAACATTTCTGCCGGGGAATATTTGCCTACAGTCCCCCCTCTGGACGCAAGGATCCAAGGCCACATACGGCAACTGGTTCTCAATGGTTACTACGTATGTCTGCGTGTAGGTGTATTGAGACTCCGGGGTAATCCCGGTAAACTGTTCGTTTTGACAGGTGAAAGGTTCAATGGTTTGAACGTAGGCTCCCGAGGGTACCGAGCCGTTCAAAGTCATAAACGCACCTGCCAACAACTGCGTGGCGAAGTCGTGTCCAGAGGAGGTTAGATAGTTTTGAGCCGAGAAATTAAGTTCAAACGACATTTGTCGCTCAAACACCATAGGAACCCTGTTCTTTACGTTGTCAGTGGATCCCACGTACCGGACAACAATGTTAGTCGATTGCTGGACCACACCCTCATTCTCAATGGCATCCGCCAGACGGAGAACGTTCACGCTAACGGGAATCAATGGAGATGCGATGAGAGCATCTACCATGAACTGCTCTATTCGTGAAATGGTTGAGAGATCCAAGTTGCTTTCTGTAGATAGCTAGTTTTACCCGCCAACAAAAAAGCCCCCCTTACGGGAGGCTGTAAAACGTAGGGCAATAATCAGAAGGTGCCGAGGTCGATGCCAGCCTCAATAGCACTCAGGCGAGTGTCAAGACCGGAGATGTCGGAGGCGTTGGTGGCGATGTCTGCGGTGTTGGTAGCAATGTCGCTTGCGTTAGAAGCGATAGCCGCAGCATTTGTTGCGATGTCGGCAGCGTTGGTGGCGATGTCAGCGGCGTTAGCAGCAATCGCAGTGGCGTTGGTGCCTTCCGCAGCGGTTGCACGAGCAACTTCGTTGGTGATTGCGTTGGCGTTAGCAGTCTCCGCAGCAGTGGCACGAGCGATCTCGCTAGCCAGGTCAGCGGCTACGGTTGCAATGTCGCTGGTGTTGGTTCCGCTGTCGGTTTGAAGGGTAGCAATGTCCGAAGCGTTGCTTGCGATTGCGGCAGCATTGGTAGCAATGTCCGCAGTGTTGGTCGCAATATCCGCAGCGTTGGCGGCGATAGCAGCCGCATTGGTGGCAATGTCGGATGCGTTAGTCGCAATGTCGGCAGTGTTAGCCGAGATGGCGCTAGCGTTGGCAGATTCAGCAGCGGTGGCACGAGAAATCTCGTTAGTCAGGTTGGTTTGAACGCTGCTGACGCTGTTGGCGATTGTGGTGGCGAAGTTGGGATCGTCACCGAGAGCGGCAGCCAGCTCATTCAGGGTGTCGAGAACGCCAGGAGCACTCGCAATCAGGTTGGAGATTGCGGTGTCGGTGTAGGAGTTAGCAGAAGCTACGGCAGTAGCAATGTCCAGGTCGGTGGTGAAGAAACCTTGGCCAGTGGTGCCAGCCGTAGTATTACCGTCTACATCGGTAATAACGTTGCTACCATCACCAACAAACAGCAGCTTGTCGGCAAGGTTGAAAGCGATCTGGGCAGGAGACAGAGCGGTGGGAACGCGACCTGCGACAGATGTGCGCAGGAACTGAATGCTATTTACAGCCATTGGAGAGTCCAGAAAAAACTATTAGAATTCCCCATAGTTGGGGGCATAGTTGTTTAGGATGTCATCAGCAAGTTCCTCCGCCAAGTCACCAACAATGGTGCCTACGACATCCGGCACGTCCAACACAAGTTTACCATTGACGACTTTGATGTCGCCGTAGTCGGTATTTGGAGGCAGCAAAGCAGGGTCAAACGGTAGTGCTGGTACAGCAGTGAGCGGTTGACTTTCGCCATACCCTCGCCGCATAGACATTAGTCGCAGAAGAGACATTGCGCAACGGGGGAGATATTCTTCTTTTGTCGTTTCCTTGCTTTTACCCTTAGACGATTAGGTTAGAGGGGATAGAAGTGATGTAGCCTGTGTTGGAGTCGATGGTCACACCGTCGCCAGCTTTAATGTAGCCATTCTCGGACAGGTAGGTGGTAAGAAGGCTCTCAACCCAACCCTTCGTCACGAACGCAGCAGCATTATTGGGGACTTCATATTGAGCGTAGATGGGGCTCTGAAACACTCCACCATTGGTAGTGAGGGTGCCGTCAGGGTTTGCTACGACGCCGATCCACTGACCGCCATTCAAGTCAACATAGTAAATGTTGAGGCTGGCGTTAGTACTGTCGTACCAGAGTGAGCCAGAAACAGGATTTGCCGGGGGAGCAACACTAATGTAGACAGGGGAGCCTTTCGGAGTTGGTGCTGCGTAAGAGACCCACTGAACGCCATTCCACTTCCAAGTTTGGCCGTTGTTTGAGTAGACTTGGTCAAGAGTTGGGTTGGGTGGAAATGAGAAAGCCATTGATACCGTTTACTCCTTTATAGCTGGTTTTACCCCGATCAGGGTCCCCAACCCTGGTTCGGGAACATGTAGCCGCCCGCATCCGAGGGTTCCGTGAGGTTTGCTGTGTTGCCGGCAAGATCCTGAAAGTTGTCAGGCGTAATCCAGTTAGGGTCAATGTCGTTTTGCCCAATTGCGCCCCATCCGATTCTATAATCGGGAGCCAGATCTCCGGCAGTGTCAGTGGCCCAACCACTCAGACCTTTACCGGAAACCATGTTGTAACGTTGCGGAATGCGCCAAGACCGCATTATTCCTTGCGGTGTGTCAATAGCAGAATCGCCGTTACCTGCTCGAATGGCGGTCATCTGCATCTCGGCAGCCAGTTGCTTCAGGGCTGACTCATAGTCTTGCTTTACATCGTCACGGCGGCGCACCGTGTCCAGATAGTATCGGGCGATGATAAGTGCTGTGCGGCGACGGTTACTGGTGATAAGCACCATCCCCGCCTTACCAGACTGCTCAATGTAACTATCAATGAGCGAGTTGGCATCCTGGATAGCCATGCGAAGCTTCGCCACGTTAACCGTGGTGGCGGCAGCATCGTCAATGTTTGTGAGCTGGATGGCCTCTTTCAGGCCATAGGCAACAATGAAATCGTCGGGGCTCGCAGAGCGAGGGTCCGACTTATGCTCGGTTAGAACCCCAGAACGGTTCTGATAAGGAAAGCCATATCCCCCGATGGTTTGACCCAGGTTGGACTGACTCTTTGACCCATCTGTTTGCTCATCAGGAGCCAACAGGTTGCGCCCAGGCACTCTGTAAAACGCCCTTACAGCATTACGCTTTAAGACAACATCGTTAGCACTAGGGGGAACTGGCCCCCGTAGGCACTGCTTCAAGTCGAGAGGCGGTTCGTAGCTTACGAATACTTGGTCCCAGGGGGAGAGGGATGAGTCCAACTCCAGGGTGATCATGGTGTCCGAGGAGTAATTTACGCTCGATACGCCATACTGGCCGTAGGATACCGTGAAACATCCCACAGGGACCGGAACTGTTGTGGCCAGAGGGGCGTCAAACCACAGAATTACCGAAGACGGAGAGGGGACGGTTACTTCTTTAATTTTCGGCGTCGCCACAAGCAAAACCACAACCTTATGAAGGTTTTACCCGCTCTGGTTTACAGGCGATACAAGTAGTCGTCAGGTCTATTAGTGAGGGGTTGGAACCGCTCTGAAACCCAGAAAGCATGGGGTTCCCCACTTGCTACGGGAACGGGAGTTCCGTCAGGTTTGTACTCTTCTCCTCCGGCTACGACTGCCACATACCCCTGAGTATACGGATAAAGGCACTCCATCAGGTAATTCACGGCCAGTCGAAGGGGAAACTCATCTTGCCAGTTAATACTCCAGTCGGTAATTGTTACAACTTTCCCGGAAAGGCTATAGTCTAGCTGAGCAACGATGTCGCCCCCTCGCTGGCTACCCCGAGGGTAGGGAGGATTACTGTAATCAAAAGTCTGAGAAACCCTCGTGTAAGGTTCCCCCGACCACTTCACCTGTACATAGCGGAACTGAGTTTCGGCATCCTCCGAATAAAGAAAATCCTGAAAGTACCACTCGGGCGATGAGATACTGGGGCGACGGA